ATGTACGCGTCGTAACTCGGCCTGTTGTAATTGCTTGGTGTACAGTCCTTTCCGAAGTAAATTTCCACCAGGTCGTGGTAGAATTGTTCAGCGGGTAATTCCTCAGGGGTAAAGATGGCCACCTTCTCTCCAAACTTTACCATGCGGAATATCATCTCCCATTTCATGAATGATGACTTACCATAGTTTCCTATTCCGGAAACAATTGTTAATTCTCCCTTGACCCTTTTAAAGTGTTTGTCGAGCAACGGAACGCCAAGTGGCATAGCGGCCTGATAACCCTTGAGGTAAATCTCGGACGCCTGTTCCATTACCTCCTCAGCATAGATCACGTCTTCCTTGCTTATTTCTTCCAGGTCCTGCTCAGTTAATTCAATCTTTACCTCCACATGGTTAGTCTTACTAACCAACTGATCCTTGGTAAACTCAGCCGTGTTCCATTGATTCATGTTGGCACGGTACGCACTGCGAATTGCTTGACGGCACTCCTTCTGACTAAAGCTAGAGTCGGGCGTGACGTGCATCATCATCAGGTTGTAACACGTCTCCTCCATCATCCCAAATCGGCAGCAACTTGCAGCCAACTTAAACACAAAATGATTCCTCTCTCCCTCACGGAATGCGTCACCCTTGGAGGTCATCCACGTCAAGAGGTTTTGGAATATCTTGTCGTCGTCGTTAATGGTCTCCGTAGACGTCTGCTGTGGCAGCCTCCTGTCCTCCTTCTTTACAGGCAGTTTGCTGTAGACCTCTGCATTCGGATTATAATACAATTCTGGATCGTATGACTCAAAGCATAAACGGGAAACATTACGTCCTGTCTTGTCGATGTCGGGCATTTCCACCATTAGTGCATCAAAATGCTCTTTATGTTTGGTTTTCCACTCAATTTGCACCAAAGCCTTTACACCATTTCCCGAAGGCGATATCCAAACTGCGGTAATGTGTCTTATAGCGCACAATTCATTTCTCTTTTGGGTGATATTTGGGACATTATCGAAATCAAGCACGATGTATCCTGAGTGTTCGACAAGCTCAGAGTCCTTTCGTTTGTTAAAAAGCCCACTGAAGCAAACTGCTGGAAGTTTCTTTTTTAAATCATCCGCCTCTTTCTTGGTCTTGGCTTCCCTCGCCTTTTGTACAAGGTCCTTTGACTTTCCAGTCCGAATTCGTTCAAGTGCGCCCAGTACACTAATTGTGTGTCCTTGCAGGTCATTGAAGTCTTTGTAGATGGATACCTTACCATTTATTCCTTGCATCATTTGGATCATAATTGTAGTTAGTTTGTTTTGTATTCGTATTCGTATTCGTTGTTTCGTCTTCCCACCTTCTGTCGCGAAGATAGCGCACCGGGTCCTTCCAGTATTTGCGCTCGCGCCCACTCTTATGGTTTCCCATGCCTTCTACAGCAAGAGTTCGGTCCTCATTAGATAGTTTATTCCAAACAGCAAGGGTTTGTTTCTTATCCACCTTCTTGTCATACATCAACCAAAACTGCTCGAAAGAATACTTACTTTCTTCTTTTATTTTATTCTTTTTATTATGTGAGCATTCCTGAGCAGGGGTATGCTCATTTTTGAGCAGGGGGTATGCAGGTTTTTGAGCAGGGGTATGATCAAAAAATTCATCCTGCTCATTTTCAGATATTGACATTTCGGGTGTAACTGTTCTACTCAAAATATCAGCTTCTGGATTTATTGTTAAACATCTTATTTCAACCTCATTTCGATTATTGAGTTTGACTATTCTTCCCAAAACACCCTTCTGTTCGAGGTCAGCAATTACCCGTCTCACACTATGTTTTGATATGCCAAGGCATTCCCCCAAGTAATGGTTCGAAGCAAAACAATAGCCTTTGATGTTTGATAGATTTGATACGACACCTATGAGCAATTTCTCCGTAGATGACAATTCCTTGCTAAGTAGCACACTTGCAGGGATGATTGAGTATTGATTGTGCATAAGATAAAAAAAGCTCGCAAGAACCACTTTGCGAGCTTTTGAGTTGGTTAGTATTTGTAACCACCTTCCAACCCCCGGTTGCTGTGGTTCTTTAGCAAACGGGGGGCGGAATATTTCAGCAAACATAAAACAACCACGCAAGGTTGTCAAGGATTTTCTTCATTATTTTTTATGTGCCACGTTTCGCACTCCCAGCACATATAAACCTGCTGATCATAGTCACAATGTTCCTGAGCCTCCTTACGAGTCTTGTAGGTTCGCTTGCCACAGCCGTAAATAGAGTTTTTCATCATGAACCCAAAACAGAATATTGTAAGTGCGATAGAAACGATAAACATAGCGCAAATTTACGTTGTTTAATCTTATTTTCAAGCAAGAACTTGACACCATGTTGTTTTTCTGTATATTTGCAGCATGAGTAATTTATTTCCACCCGACCACCGGGTATTTATTGAAATAGAAAACAGGACCGACAAACAGATTGACGCTGTAATAACTAAGGTTGGAAATTTCTGTGACTTTGAAGTTGGACAGCGAATTTGCATTGTAGGAAAGGTTGACAAGGTTGAACTGCAAGATGTTACAGAGTACTCTGTACACGAGCGATACATAGTTATGGTATATGAATAACCAACAAAACTGGAACAGAGCAATCTTGATTCTCAATACGATGATTGAGGAGAAGATTGAAATATATGAGGTTATGAGGATTTTTACTCCTATGGCCACCAAGTCTCGCAGGAAATTGCTGTATTGTGATCCAGCGATAACGTCCGAAGATCTTGATCAGGTTGAGATGGCTATAAAGAGGTACGCTGAAACCCTTAAAGAGATTTCAGACACAAAGGTTGAGACTCGAGTCAAGAGGTCCTCATTTTTTAAAACATTGCAAGAGCATTATGATCAGAACAAAGACAAAAAATAACTACCTAAAAATCATAGAGGTATACGAATACTACATTCGAAGAGAACAGGTGGACCCGGTAAAGGTAGAGGGTCTAATGTCCGACTGGGATGCGGTTATGGTGTTTGGAAGTTATTCTTCTCTACGCAGATGCGTGAATAAGCTGAAGAAAAAGATTCCAATTGGAAAGAAGAACTTTGATAAACAGAAACAGGTACTAGAGATTTACGAACAAAAATTAGCGAACAAATGAACTTAAATGGTATTGACTTAGAAAAGCTGAGACTCGTAAATGGGGAGTGTGTAATTCAGCTTCATTCGCTTACTGAGGATGAGATTGACTTTAACGGTGGAAAACTAAAGATAGTCAATAAGATAAAAAATTACATTTCGGAGGTTGATGATGATGAAATGGTTGGTATTGTCAAGGCATTAAAGAAGTCTCAGTACAAGGATAAGCAGCTGATGAAAGAGTACGAAATAATGGCCAAGGAGTCGAGTAAAGAGGCTGATCCAGATAAAGAGGATATACAAGGCAAGCAGGCAGTAAGAAGAGGTAAGATTATTAAGATTGCTGAAAAAGACCTTAGTAAACAAGGATGGGACTACGATTGTGAATTTGATGCGGTAGAGGGGGATGAGGTTTGGTTTGACGCCACATTTACTCGCGAGATGATTACAGAAGGCGAGGGCGGTTGCATAATTGACGGCAAGGTGTATTTAAACATCTCTAAAAAATCAATTTACGCAATGAAGCGTGGAGATAAGATTATTAGCTTGAATGGTTACATAATAGGAAAGCTGCTTGGAAACGACAGAAAGATTGGCTCAATACACATGGTAGATAACGATATCCAAAGAGTTGAAGTTGTTGTGCCAAATGCTAGAACACCAAGATACACATTCCTAGATACCTGGACAAATACCGAAGTTAAAAAAGGGGATGTTGTTTGTGTCAGAAACATATTCGCGATTAAACTTGATCCAACACTTGCCAAAACCACAGAATACGTTCGTTTCCAGCCACGCGTTATAATGGCATATGAAAGATGATAAAACTAGACTTTAGTAAAATATCCTACAACATTGAAGGCATCCCGGATGACGAGGCGGTAGCATACCGTTTCTCGGACCTGGCCAGCCAAGCCCATATTCTAGATAGGTCTGACGACCTTCCAGAAGGGGTTAGCGCTGACAAGGTTGTACGATATCTCATATATATGTTCGCTCCAGGCACTCCCGTTAAGGATGCGTATCCGGACATCAACCAGCGCAAACGATATACCTTGAACAAACTGAACATTATGGTTGATGACACGGATCCAGACAACGGGTACGCCCAGCTCTGCATGATGAATGTGGACTGGGCGGTGGAGCGTTACATCACGTTCACACGCCTACAATGCTCGGAGGATTACTCGATTATGAGTACTGCCGACATCCGAATAGCCGCCTTGCAACGTGCGCTTTTGACTCAACCTGTGGATAGGTCAAACGATGATAAGAACTTCCAGGGGGGTCTTGAGAGTTGGAGGCAAACACTTGTAGATGCTCGTAGTCGAATCATGAATGATGAGGTGAGTATAACTTTACAAAAGGCAATCACGTTTTCAGTTCGTGCAGAGAACTTAGGCATACAACCAGAACATTACTCCCGCATATGGCGTGAGAAAAAAGAAATATTCCCAGAGGTAATACCATGAAGTACGAATACGATGAGGAGGACAAATATGTTTCGTTCCATGAGGACGACGACGAGTTGGATACAATCCGTATCCCGCTTCCTCGTCTTGAAGAGTGGTATTCTCGCCATCTAAAGCGAGAGGTAACAAGGGAGGAGGCGCTTACGTATGTGGACGGATATGGATTAGATCCAAGGGAACAAAAATTTTCATACCAAGAGGTTCCAGAGAAGATAAAGCTCATCTACGAGGTTGTGTTCAATAAAAAACATATAGCCAATAAGTCCAAGTACAAGGAGATGGGCGACGTAAGACTTG